AGAAAATCCTTTTGATTTTCAAAGTTCAGAAAACTATACAAAACTTGTTCAGGAATTAAATCGAACAGGCACGTTTAAAGAAAATAATTTACCTGCTGATTTTTTACAAAGAATCAAGAACGGAGCGTGGCAAATCATTGAAAGTCCTGAAATTCAAGAAGCCATTAAAGGAGCGGGCTTTGACGGTTTTTATGTAATAGAAGGTGGCAACAAGAACCTTGCTGTCTACAATCCGAACCAGATCAAGTCAGCCATTGGTAACCGTGGCACGTTCGATGAGACAGGTCGTATCCTTTACTCGCTAAAGAATGCACCACCTAATCGCTACACCAAGCTGGCAGAGAGCGCTCCCACTACAGGCGAGGCAATCACCAAGGTAGCCACTTCTGCATTTAACGCGGTGCGTAATGACGGCACCCGTACAAGCGCACGTATCAATCTGGTTGACCGCTTTGCCGGTGTGAGCAAGACCCTGTCTCCGCTCCCTCTCTTTAGCGACGGTGTATTACGCGCTGATATGCTGCACCATGCCAAGGCTCAGGGAATTAACCTGATCAAGGGCGGTCTGGTCAGTGGCATCCCTGTGCTAAACGGCGATGGCACTATCGGCATCCAGATTAGCGAGAACAACCTTGCACGTGCTGCATACCTTGCCGACAAGCTTGATACAAACCAGAACGTTGTTGACTCAGGTCTTAGCGGTCGTTCGTATATGTCAGAGGTTGCCCGTATCCTGCGCGGCATGGACATCATCGAGGAAGACAAGGCAACCCGCGCATTGGGTGACCGTCAGATCCGTGAAGCTAAGCGGCTTTCGGACGATCTAAAGGCTGTCATCAAGCAGGGCGGAACAAACCCACGCGCCATCACTGCAGCACAGAACCAGATCGACAAGCTACGTGCGTTAGGTAACGCCAATCGCAAGGTCAATCGAGAGCTACAGGTCAAGCCTGAAGATATCGCTTGGGCGCAGAAGCAGTTGCAGATCACGCCCGAAGTCCAAGAGATACTGGATATCTGGAAAGCGGTTAACACATCCTTGGTTGACCTGTGGGAAAACGTTGGCCTGCTCGACAAAGAGACAGCCGACAAATACCGCGCAGCGAAGAACTATGTACCGCTGTTTAAATCACGTGAAGATTTAAACGAAGAAGGTTTCTTTCGTACCGGCACCGGTGCCAAGACAACAGCAAAGATCAAGGCTCTGAAAGGAGCTACAGATCAGCGCAACATCTTGGAGAACATCGACAAGCAGTACGCCACGATGATTGCCGCTGCCTATGAAAACCAGACACGCCGTGTATCTGTTGAGCAAATGCGAGGCATTTCTGAAGAGCTGGCTGAGATTACCAACGCATCTGATCCCCGTGTAAACCTCCGATACCGTGAGAACGGCAAGGATGTACACGTCATCATTGAGAACCCGAACGACCTAGCTGCGTTCCAGTCAATGACCTATCAGCTCAGCCCGATCATGAAGGCGTTTGGAGGTTTCACCAAAGTCCTACGGGCGGGCGCATTGCTTAACCCTATGTTCTGGATCAGGCAGCTTATTCGCGACCCTATATCCGCCACGCTAACGGGGCAGGCAGGCATTGTCACGCCGTTCCATTCTGCCAAAGAGTTCCTGTCGGTCATCACCCGCAACTCCGAAGAGGCGAAGATCCTTGCCTCACGCGGTGTGATTGGTCAGTTCGACAGTACCGTTACCCTGCAGGAATACTTGGGCAACGTTGGCAAGGACAAGCAGCAGTCGCCCGGGATGATCCAACGCGGTTTACACAGGCTGCTCGAGATCCACGAAGCATCCGACGCTGCTACCCGTATTGCCATCTACAAGAAGGCAAAGGCTAAGGCTCTTAAAGACGGCATGTCGGAAAGCCAAGCTGTTGACTACGCCGTGTTTAAAGCACGTGAGTCGATTAACTTTGCATTGACCGGCAACTCGCCAACACTTGCAAACCTGCGCCAGATGATCCCGTTCCTGAACGCCACGATTGTTGGCTTGGATACGCTCTACCGCGCAGCCACAGGTTACGGTTTAAACCCTGAAGAGCGGGCCAAGGTTCAGCGGATGTTTGCTACCCGCGCCATGATGATGGTTGCTATGACCGTTGCGTATGCCGCGTCTCTGCAGGATGACGATGACTACAAGAAGCTGCCTGACTATGTGAAGGACGGCAACTGGCTGATCCCGATGTCCACGGAGTCTGGCAAACAGTTCGTCAAGGTAACGGTTCCATACGAAGTTGGCTTCCTGTTCAAGACCTTGCCTGAAGTCTTTGTGCGTTACATGTCTGGCACCAGTACAGGCAAGGAAGCTCTTGCCTCTATTCGCTCAGGGTTTATCCAGAATATGCCTACGGGCGGTGTGCCAGTCCCACAGGCTGTGCGCCCCTTACTGGAAGTGGTCACTAACCATTCGTTCTTTACCAACCGTCCTATCGAGGGCATGGGTGATTCCCGCCTGCCTGTTGCGGAGCGCGGGCAGAGAGCCAGTGAGTTTGCCAAGATGATGAGCGGTCTGGGTCTGGACAAGTTTAGCCTTTCGCCTGCCAAGATAGACGTTCTTACCAAGGGCTACTTTGCTGAGCTTGGTGCTTTCTTTAACGAGCTTTCTGGTGCTGTCATCAATACGGCAACCGGTAAGGAACCAACACCGAAGAATGTGGATAACGCATTCTCAAGAGCGTTCCTGACAGATCCGTCTGTAAACAAGGCTATCTCTGATTTCTACGATATTGAACGTAGCGCACAAGAGACAGCCAACTTGTTTAACGACATGAAGAAACAAGGACGCGGTGAGGATTTGCGAGCTTTGCTTGCCGACCCTGAAAAGCGGATGCAGGTTGGTATCTCTCCAACTCTGAATCGGATACAGAAGAACATGTCGGATATCAATGCGGCTATCCGGATAATAGATAGAAACCAGTCTATCCCGCCACAGGAACGCAGGGCAAAAATAAACGAGCTTCAAGGTATTCTTGGAAAGCTCGCTGAGAAAGGGAATGAAGTGGCAGGGATTGCGGGTCTTAGTCGCTGATCCGCTGTTTGACCTGCTCGTAAAGCTCCCATTCGGTGCCGTACCTGCGCTCGAACTCTTTCTTCCAAGGGTGCCTTGATACGTACTCTGGGTTATTGTGTCCAGACCGGTGGTGCAACGGGCAAAGCGGGATAGTGTGCAGGTGACTTACCCGTCGGTTACCGTTCTGGTGGATGTGGTGTATATCAGCAGGTGAGACACCACGCTCCTCGTTTAAACACACTATGCAGCCAAGCTGCTGCACCTTGTCAAACCATTCCTTCTCACTCAACGTTGCCATGAGCCTTTGCCTCTTGAAGCTGCCTGCGTAATTCTCGTATTACCTTGCGGTAGAAGTCTACCTGTTCCATTGTGTTCTCAGCGCAGTCCTCGAACATTCCGTACGCTTTATGGTACGAGTATTTCCAGTACTGTATCTGCTCCTTATCGTTTAAACCCTCTATGTCCTTGACTAAGTTGAAATGCCTCCAGCTGTCCATTGCTATCCCCTTGTTTTAAGCATGGCATCAGCAATCGCGTAAGCTTCTTGCGCGTCCATGTAGTGCGTGTTGTAGTGGTGGTGAGGGTTGGCATACATGCCTTGCAGAGCTGCCGCCGCAAAGTAATCACGCAGGGTCATGCCCTCTGCCATGTCATCTGTTCTTTTCCATGTAGGAAATGCCGGTTGGTTCATTTGCTAATCTCCTCGATGAGTTTGTCTAGGTAATGTCGTGCCTTCTTTAAATCTTCAAGCCCGTGCTTCTCCTTGTAGCGGGATACGTACTTGATGATGTTGCCTTCAAGGTACCCGATGTTATTGCTAATGATGTAATCCCAAGGCTGTATTGCTTTGTTTTGGTAATGGTCTCCCCCTTCCTGTCGGTCGTTGGCTTTTGGCTTCTTTAATGCCGTATCAAGAGCTTGCTTGATTTCTTCACGGCGGTCTAAGGGTGGGTACATACTGGGTTCCTCATCCATGCGGCGGCTTCATCGCACCTTGGTTTTAAAATGGCATCAGGTACTACTGATGTCGAACGTTCTTCTTTCGTCTTGTTAACTTTGATTGGCTGGGTAGCGTTCACTCCTTTTCCCATTGCGTAAACGCGCAGCCTTGTTCCTCGCTTGCTTCTTGCCCAAGCGCAGATGTGTGCCATCTCGAGTTTCAACAACTCAGCAAGGACAGCATCAACGGTGCTTTTTGGTAGGTCAACATGCTCGGCTAGGGCGTGCGACGTGCTGCGCTCTAGCTCGTTTAAACCCTGCTGAATGATGGTTGGGTTCTGTGCTTTAAGATTTATGTTTGGCATCTTTGCTCCTTATCATTGCATCACGATACCCCATTGCAAACGCCCTAAGCAATGTCATTTGGCTAATCTCAGCATTGTTTAAATCGCGCATCACTTCACAGGCTCGGTCATGCGCTTGTTTCTGTAACTCCTGCCGTTGCGCTTTGCGCTCAAGCTCTTCCCACTCTTCGTCTTCAGTCATTCTTCTTCCTTCTTAAGCCTTTCTTTCAGCATATAAATTGCGTCCTTTATAACGTCATACCTAGCTACTGGATATAAGTTATTAAAATTTGGGTTCCAGTCAAGCTTGGTTTCATCTGCTTCATCATTCCAATATATAGTTACAGCTCTAATTTTCATGTTCTATCCTTATTTAACAACATTCCAATGGTGACCACCGCCTCGGCGCATAGTTTCAATTGATGCCTTGTGACCCAATCCAGTCTGTCTTCTTTGCATCTTAGCTTTTCTAAACTCGTAAGCATCTTGTTTTTCAATTGTTGATTGGCTTACTTTATCTGATGTCCAGTTTTCAATCTGCTTAGCCAGAGACAAGCGTTTCTTGTTGTCGTCTGTATCCCAAAGCTTGTTGTTGATGGATCGCATAGCCATTCCTGTCCACGCTCGTATCATTTGATCTTTAAAATAAAAGTGCGTCTTGTCGGGCATCCAAGGGTAGTGCTTATGTACATCTTCGTACCTTATTTCTTTTGCGTTGATAGCCGATAGATAGGTGTGAAACCTCCAGTCCTTTACCCACGCCACGATATAAAACTCAGCGGCTTTCTTCTTATCAAATGGATCCACCGTTCTTCTCCATGTTTTGAAATTCAACTTTATATATGCCACCATCCATACCCCAGTCGATGCGTAGGTTGCACTCGTAGTAGTACGGGCTAAGCCTGAAACCCAAGTGCTGTGACTCTGGTGTAAGTATGTAATACCTACTGACCAAAATCTTGCCCTGATCTTCGGGCGGTATGGTCTGTCGATACAGCGGGGGTTTTGTTTTAGCTCCCACCGTTCTTCTCCTTGAGCCTAGCTTCTGCCCATTTTGCCCCATCCAAAAAAGACCTGTCACCTGCATACTCCTCGGGCATATCGTCCAAGTGCAGCCCGACCCATTCTTTGCGTGGTGATTTAATCTCCGAAGCCACAACTTCCAAGGCTTGATAAAGTTTTTTGACAATCACATCCTCAATCAATGGAACAATTGCTTCATGGACAAAATCACGTAATGTTTTTTCTTTTTCGTCAATCATGTGTTTTTCTCCTTTAGCCTTGCTTCAATCCAGTCATATATTGCGGCATCAAGCTCACATCCTTCTTTTTGAAAATCTGGAACATTCATCCAATCCTCATCATCCAAGCCAACCCATTCTTTGCGTGGTGGTGCGGTGTAGAGTGGTGTGTACCCTAATTCTTTTGGATGTTCCCGTGTCATTGTGCAGTCGTATCCAAGTTCAGGAACAATCCTATCTTCTTGTATCCACGCCACAGGCTCTTGCTTTTCTGCTTCCTCAATCGCTTGGCGTAAGGCGGTGATTGTTTTTCGTTCTTTTTCTGTTGGATAATCATCGCCATATCCAGAACGCATATTTTTAATTATCTCCAACGCTTGCTTCATTGCTTCGATGCTCATGTGCGCTCCTCAATGTTGTAGAACCAATCGTCACCAGCAGACCATTTGCGTGTACCGTCTACTGTCCAAATGTTTCGTGCTGCTTGAAAGTCAGGGAATTTTGTCTCGCTTGGAATCAGCGACTGGTCATACCAAAGGCATCGGTTGTTTGGTTGACAAGCAAATTGTCCGTTGTCTAGCCGTATCCAGTTAAACGATTTATGTTCTTCAGCTTGCTCTGTGAACCCAGTGTCAACCTCTAACCCGTCAGCGCAAAAGTCTACGGTAAACAAATATGTGCCAAAGTGCCATTGCTTGTCTTTACCTAGAAACTTTACCCCAAGGTTACGCAGCCCAATCTTTTCAATGATTGTGAACTTGTAGCCCATACAATCCCAAAGCTGTAGCGTGTCAATGGGCAATGCTTTATGGGAGTTTGTGTGCCAGACGTAGGCGTGTATTGGTAATTTGTCGTACAGCGCACCGTAAGCTGGTAACAGGCTTTCAATGCGAAACACTTGCCCACGCAGGGCTTTGAGACTGACCCAAATTGCAGGTTCGTATTCGCCGTGACCTTTTTCAAAGTTATACAAAAACTCACGCCGCACAAAGCATTTTACTGGTGGCAATGACGCAACGATATAACTCATTTCTCACACCTTGCTCTGATTGCATTGGCACAATCATGACCATCAGGCCAATCATACCCATCGTTATTGCGGTCATTGATGTAATCATCGTGTACCTTTTCACACGCCTTCGCACACGCCTCACGCTCATCTTGGCGTACTAACTCGGCAAAGTGTTCAATGTGAACAACCCCAATAGGCAGTAAATACAAAGTTCCGTTACTTGTTGCGGCTAACCCTGACATATGGGCAAGCTCTTTAATTCGTTCATCCATTGTCCACCTCCCAAAGTTTGACAGCAGCAACGTGATAGTGATTGTGCATTTTCTGTTCGTTGTGCAATTTCATCAAAAAGTTGCAACACTCACGCCTCGCGTTTTTTTGAATGTTTTGCAGCATTGTCACCAGTTGTTCCTGCTCCTGTTGCGTAACCAGACCAGACTCAAGAATCTCAATTGCTTTGTCAATGTTCATTTGTGCGCCTTATAAAATCTTGAACACCAGTCACATAGTCCGTCAGTCAACTTTGATACTTGCCCACACCAATCACAAATCGGTTCAACAGTTTCTTTGCTGTTTTCCCGTCTAAACTTTTCTCTAAGCCACTCTGCTAACGTTTTCATAAATGTTGTTTGCCCAATAAAGTTGTCCAAAAATGCCTTGGTGCTGGTTTGCCAATCGAAGTGCTTGCTCTGTTGCGCTTTTACTTTTCTTTGGAAACCTGTACACCCGCACATAACGCCCACCGTTGTTTGCTTTTGTGTCCCTGATTCCTCGTTCAATGTCATAAAACGCTTTCGTCTTCATCGCTGTGCGAATGTGATTTGGCTGAATGCCAGTGACCTTAGCTATCTCCTTTGCACTTATCCAGTCGTTTTCCTTTATCGCTGTCAGAATCCGTTGTTGAGTGTTTGTCAGCTCCATAACCATCCATGTAAAAAAGTGAGTTGCTAATGCGTGTTGGGTACTTCATAAAGTCCATACTGCCTGGTCTCGGCATCAACTTAAAGCCTGTGTATAACTTTGCAAATCTGTCTATCTTTTCTGGTTGCTTCTTTTTCATGTTGATTCCTATGCAGTTAAGATAGCTTAATACTGTAGTTAAAAAAAAGCAAATTAAATATTTGGAAGTTTTACAAAAAATTCATTTGTTCGCCAATCCGTCATATCCCAGTTGCCCTTACCGTGGTTGCACTCGTGGCACAGCACTTGCAAGTTATCCACAGACAAAGCTAGTTCAGGGAAAATCTTTCTCGGTTTGATGTGGTCAACATTTATAGTCGCACCAGTTGCAGGAGTTGCTCCGCAGCATTGGCAACGTGCGCCGTATTTTTTTAACGCTTCCATGCGTACTTTACGCCATTCATAAGTTTGCAAAAACGCATTGCTTGATGCAAAACTTGTTGACGGTTTTTTTGTTTTTTTTATTTCTTTTGCAATTGTAAAGTTTGATTTTACAGACAATGGTTTTTTTATTGTTTCAACAACTTCAACAATAAAATTAAAATTGTCAACAACCCATTGTTTTGCAGTAATTGAAAAAGGCTTAAATCTTTTGTCTTTTTCTAACGCTTTGCAAGCTAAGTCGTACATACTTTTGTTTTTTGCACCAGCGTAACCAAGTTTGTATTTGGTGTATATAGCTAATTTCTTTGAACTTAATCTGTTATTCATTGTTGACCTATGTGTTTAACTACTACTGCTTTACTACTACATCAGGATGGTTAGCCAATGCTTCGCTAAACCCCTCCTGTCAAAAGGATGGGTTAGCACAATCTCATCAGTCTGGCTGAGCATTATGCCTAGAATTCGCTGCTTCCCTCATCTCGGTTAAATTCTAGTAAACCGCTACGCTATGATGAGCTTACCCCGTTCGGTAACGTAGATTCTCTCGATGACCCCACCCAACGTGTCAAACCAAAGATAGCGGGTCATCCATCCATTTATAGTCTTGGAAAACTTCCTACATTCGGCTGGGTTCTGAGTCCCACTTTGTTCGCAGCTAACTTTGGTCTGCGTTCCGTTCAGGCATAAAAAAACCGCTTAAATCTGCATCTTGGTGGAAGACCCCCGTAAAAGGGGCAAGATACAGACTTAAACGGTCTACATCGGCTTCCACACCAATGCTTACATTCTACACAAATTTACAACTAATGCAACTCAGGCCAGATTGTTTTCCAGTTTTCGGGAAAAATATCTTTTCGGTGTATCACGCCTTGAGACAGTCGCTCAAGTTCAGCAGCCATAAAAATCAGCTTGTCTGGCGGTATACCGTTGTTCTTCCACTGGCTAACAGCAGGAACACTGACCCCACACAACTTTGCAACCTTAGTTGTGCCACCTAGAATCGAGATGATTTTACCGTTGTCCATGTAGTTATCTTAACTCAACACAACAAGGGTGCAGAAAGTTTATTTTTTTAGCCTACTTTTTTCATACTTGCACAATCTGTTTAGATAGCTTAATATCTACCTACTGACATACCCGTCAGGACAACATATAGGTGCAAAAATGAATGAATTAGCAAAAGCATTAGTCAAAGCTCAAGCTGCTATGAACCACGCAGCGAAAGATAGTAAAAATCCCCATTTTAAATCTGCGTACTCTAGCTTGGCATCAGTCATTGACGCTGTGCGACCACACTTATCTGCAAATGGTTTGGCTATTGTGCAAAAGACACACGATGCAGAAAACGGCGTTTGCGTTGAAACTGTGTTGATTCACGAATCAGGTCAAGAAATGTCGTTTGGCAAATTGTTTGTACCTGCAAGCAAACAAGACAGTCAGGGCTTCGGCTCGGCGTTGAGCTACGCAAAAAGGTACTCAATTCAAGCCTCGATGCTCATTGCCTCGGTTGACGATGACGGTGAAGCCGCTGTAAAAACGCCGCCTAAGCCGCCAATTGCCGTGACCATAGACATGGATTACGCAGTAGACGAAATGGCTGCACAACCCGATTTAGACGCTTTGAAGACTTGTTTTGCAAAATGGTACAAATCTGCGCCTGATTCGCAAAAAGAATTGCTCAAAACAATGTATGACGGTATCAAAGTTCAACTAGCTGCAAAAGGAACAAAATAATGGCAAGAATGTACGTTCGTGAGCCTGTGCAAGACAGGCTTGAGCGTCATTCCGTTGCAATACCGTTTGCGGGTTGCATTGTTTGGACTGGCGCAGTTGATAAATTAGGCTATGGCAGAATTGGTATGCAAGGCAAATCCAAACTTGCCCATCGAATTTCTTATCAACATTATGTTGGCGAAATTCCTAATGGGTTAGAACTTGACCATTTGTGTCGTAACCCATCATGTATTAACCCAAACCATCTTGAACCAGTAACAAGAAAAGTAAATACAGACCGTGGTTTATGTGCTGAAACGCATAGAAAAAGATTTGCTGCTATGACGCATTGCAAACACGGGCATGAGTTTACAGTTGAAAACACTTATTTTCATCCAACACACAACCGCCGCCAATGCAAAATTTGCGGTATTGAAGCATCAAAACGATTTAAGGAGAAATCTTGTGGCAAATGACCTAAATAGATGTGAGTTTATTGGAAGATTAGGGCGTGACCCTGAAGTGCGCTACTCAGCTTCTGGTGAAGCAATTACAAACTTTTCAATCGCCTGTGGATGGAAGTCAAAAGAAAAGGAATCTGTAGAGTGGATTCGCATCACAGCTTTTGGCAAACTTGCTGGCGTTTGTGGTGAGTATCTTCGCAAAGGTTCGCAAATTTACATCGCTGGCAGAATGACTACACGCAAATGGCAAAACAAAGACGGAGTAGAGCAATTCTCTACAGAAGTCGTTGCTGACCATATGCAAATGCTAGGCGGTAAGTCTGAAGAATCACCAGCACCAAAGAAACCTGACGCATATCGCCAAATCAAAGAAGGCAATATTGCTGACCTTGAAGATGACGTGCCCTTCTGATGAACAAGACTGAAGAAGCAATCCTAATATCTTGGCGGCTTCAGCAATGGTACGAGGGAATGGTGTTAGACCCTCGTGCCATGCAAGACCTACAAGATGCCATTGAAATGCTTAAAACATTAGCCAAACAGGTGAACAAATGAGAAAAATTGAAATTGGTACAGAAAAGTACACAACAGTATTTGCAATTGATCAGCCAGAACACAATGCAAATTGTGTTTATGAAGTAATGAAATCAGACGGAAGCGAAAAAATTCAAACGATTTTGTTTCAAAAAGGTGCAATTAAAGAGCATGGTGTAAATGGTGTGATGAATGAAGACTTAATTGCAATGGTGGTTGATAGGCTTGAGTCGTTTCAAAATTCACCGTTTAAATGTCGTGAAAACGCTTTAGCCATTACCAAATTAGAAGAAGCATTGCATTGGTTACGACACCGCACAACAAAACGTGAAAAACGTGGCGTTGAAGGCACACACGTTATTTAAAAACAGGTGAACAAATGAAAATTAGCCAACCCGCTTTCCCAACATGGTTAGAGACAGACAATATGGCGCATGGAATGATGCTGCGAGATTACGTTGCAGCACACGTCATTGCAGGTATGTGCGCTGGTGACTGGCAACTTCCTATTGACGATCAAACATGGGCAAAAGCTGCTGCAACACGAGCGTTTGAAATTGCTGATGAGTTTATGAAAGCGAGAGACGCATGATTATCAAAACAGCGGATTCAGAATCAGGTCATTGGTACACGCAAACGGGTGAGCCAGCATATCGCATCATTGGTAAAAACGGTGTTGAGCGCAATACACGCCTGACAGACGCTCGTGAACGTGGGTTAGTCCCGTCAGTAACAACGATTACGGGATTGCTTGCAAAGCCAGGTCTTAACAACTGGCTACAACAACAGGTCTTGCTTGCTGCGCTGACTTTACCCAGAGCTGATGGCGAATCAGAGGAAAACTGGTTGCAGCGTGTCATGTCTGATGCCAAAAGCACCGGACGTGAAGCAGCAGACAGAGGCACTCGCTTGCATGGTGTGCTTGAAGAATACTACCAAGGCAAAAACCTTGTGTTTCCAGACTTTGTGCATAACGTCAACACTGCGCTTGAATCACACTTTGGAACAAACCACGTCTGGGAAGCTGAACGCAGTTTTGCGTTTGGTGGCTACGGCGGCAAAGTTGACCTGATTTCAGCAAACATTGTGGTGGACTTTAAGAGCAAAGAAGGGGACTTGAGCAAGATTCCAATTTATGAAACCATGACTATGCAATTAGCTGCTTATAGGGTAGGATTACATATGCCAAATGCTAGATGTGCAAATGTTTTTTTTACTGAAAGCGGCGAAGTAAAAGTTGTCGAGCATGATGAAGAAGTTTTAGAAAAAGCATGGAAAATGTTTTCTGCTATTTTTTATTATTGGAAACTTAAAAATAATTATGAACCATGAAAAACAATACAAATTGTTGATAAACAAGGCAAAAACAAGAATTTTAAGCAATGACGTTTATACTGAAAAACATCACATTTTGCCAAAATCGCTAGGCGGTTCAAATTGTTTGTCAAACATTGTTGTTTTGACTGGTAGAGAACATTTTATTGCTCATATGTTGCTTGCTCATATCTATGGAAAAGGTATGTGGCAAGCAGCCATTATGATGAAACATTCTCCAACCAATGCAAGAAAAATTAACAGTCGGCTGTATCACATAGCAAAAGCAAACTGGGTTATTTATCAAACAGGGCAAAAAAGAGAAAAATCTGTTGGTGAAGCAATTTCTAGATCAAAAATTGGTAAAAAACTCTCTGAAGAAACTAAACAAAAAATGAGTTTAGTTAGAAAAGGAAAGCCAAGATCAGGTGATCCAACAAAATGGAAACATTCTGATGAAGCAAAAGCAAAAATGAGTGTTTCTCAAAAAGGCGCTGGAAAACGTTTGCCAATTATGCGTGGTGAAGACAACCCAATGAAGCGTCCTGAAATAGCTGCAAAAATTAGCGCAGCAAAAAAAGCATATTGGGCAAAAAAACGCATGGAAAAACAAAAGATTCAAATATAATCCATAGGCGGGGAACGCTGGTGTCCCCTCCCTCCTAGTTCCGGCTAGTACCCGCACCCCAACAAAAATACAACACTTAGGGTTTATCCCTATAAATATCGCTTGCTTGTGCTGTTAAGTTAGCTTAATATTTCTACATGGCAACAACGCCATACAACATACAGGTGCATAAATGAGTGAATACAACGACGAGCAATTTGACATAGGTGTGCAAAGCGCCAATGACGTTATGAACGTGATTCAACATCGTGGCATTGATGACGATGGCTTGACTTGGCTAGATTGGTACAAGCGCATCCAGTCTGGTGACGTACTCCACAACATTGTGATGATTCTTGTGCGTAATCGCAAAGACCCAAAGTATGCAGAATTGATTGACGAACTTGAAGCTGAAATTGAGGGGTGGCTATGAAATATCTCAAATACAAACCTAATGACCAACGTATTCCTGTTGAGGGATATGTGCTTGGCGCAATCGTGTTGTTTGCTGTATTTGGATTCTTACCACTTTTAAATTGGATACTGAAATGAGCAAAACTAATCAAGTTCTCATGCACCTGCAAAAGAAACCCATTACGTCTTGGGAAGCAATTATGAAGTATCGTGTTACTAGGCTTGCTGATGTGATTTTTAAGCTAAAAAAACGAGGTCACAACATTGTGACTTGGATGGTAGACGATGGCGAAGTGCGTTTTGCCCGTTACTATTTGGTAAAGGAGAAAAAATGAGCTACGAACTGACAGAGCAACCTAAGTTGCCATGCCCATTGATTGACAATCCTGAATGGAAATATATCCCAGCAGCATCCACTAACATTGCTGAAACTTTTAAGCGTTTTGGCTTTGTCCCACCAAGCACACTAAAGGAATCAAAATGAAAAAGTACATCATCGCCGCAGTTTTAGCTTTGTCAGCAAGCGCAGCATACGCAGCTTGTGTCACCAACACCACGTTTTCAGGTGGACGCATGGTGACTTGTACAACTTGCTGTTATGGCAACAACTGCACCACAAACTGTTTCTAAGCAAGCAAAGACGTAGCTTTAACTTTTACCGCAGCAACACGGTTTAGCCAGCCTTTACCAAACGTATCAAACGTATTTAAGCTGCGGTAAAAGTCTTCTTTTGCTTGGCTAAACTTCTCAATTAGCTCGTCACCATCAAGAGCTTTTACAGCGGCTAGGGTGATTGGCCCTATCCCACCGTCAGGCGTTACACCTACAGCAGTTTGTAGAATCTTTGCGCTGCGTCCACAGCCTGCATTCACAGCGAAATCAAACACCAAGTAATCAATCCCGCTTGGCAACTCATCGCACTTACAAGCATCCCAAAACTTGCGCTTATAGAGCGGCTCAACCATCTCAGGTGTCAGCGAACGCATCTCTTTCTCGTTTGATTCACGACCAACCCATTCTTCCCAGACACGCTTAGTCACGCCAAGATTGGTCATGCCGCCGGGGTCAGACGGGTGATTAACATACCCACCCTCTGAAGCAAGCATCATCTTAAAAGCGTTGTCCCAATTACTTTGCATTTTCAATTTCCTTTGATTTGCGTTTTTCAACCATGTCTGCAACCTTTTCGACAGTTCTGCCGCCAAAGTAAAAGGACATAATTATGATGCCCCACTGACCCAGTAGCTCAACGTACTGTTTATGCGTGTCAATATCAAATGCGCTCATCATTGCAAACGTGAAATAGCCCCCCAGAATGATTAAAAGCGTCATAGGGCGTATATTTTTAGACAACCAAGAGTCTGATGCCATATCAGCGGAATGACGCTTGGTAAGCTCTTGTTGCTCAGAAATGTCTGCTTGAATCTTTTGCAACTCACCGTCCTGTTGCATTTTCATAAGCTCTAATTGAGCCTTTGCCTTTTGCTCAGGGTCTGGAAAGAACTTATCGAGAATCTTTGTGCCGATGTTCAGAATATCGAGAATAGGTATCATCGTCTGTCCTTTACAAGTTTGGTTGCTGCAATTAACAACATATCGTGAACGTGTGCTGTGTCTGGTTTTTCTTTCCAGCCAACCGTGATTTGACCGATAAACTGGTTAATCTCAGGCGGCACAGATATGCGACAGGTGTATGTAACGCCTTGATTGAGATACCAAAGACCAATCTCAGACTGCGCTCGTGTGTATTCACCACACGGAATTTCACTCGACATTAGCTTTACAACGTCACTGTTGTTAGCTTGGTTTGCAGTAAACAACCCAACATCCACGCCTTCAAAGCGTTTTTCACGAGTGCCGTCTTTTGAGTACGCTCGCAGGATTACACGCTTGTTGACGATTGAATTGACAGAGAATATGACTACAAAATCTGCTCGTGTCTCTTTAAAAAGCAGCACAGCAGCGTCATCAAACTGGTTTTCGTTGAGTTTTGGCAATTCCTGCGACTTCAAGTAGACGCTTAGGAACAGACCTTGGTTTTGGTAAGCAAAATAACCAAAAAAACCCATCAAACCAAGCAAAATAACTACTAAAAGCTTAAACGGGCTGTCTATGTACCCCAAAACAGACATTACACCGTCTTTTACCTCTTTCACTTGTCTGCCTTGCTATCAAGCTTCTCAAATATCTGCTTGAGAATAGACTTTATCTCTGCAATGTCAGCACGATAATCGTCTTTTTGAACGTAGGTGTGTGGCAAATCATTCACTTTGTCTTCAAGCTTTTGAATCTGCCTAGTCATATTGTTAAAGACGTACACAGCTAAGAAAGCTGCAACGCTCACAATTATGTTGAAGATTTGCTGATTATCCACGCTGCTACTACCCACGGAATCAAGGTTGTCATCACAATCAATACTACCGGAAGCAAGACAATTGCCCCGAATAGTATTGATGCTTCTTTTAGATACTTACCCACGCCGAGCCATTGTAATACTCAAGCGTATTTGTAGTCGAGTTGTAGCGCAACATCCCCGCAGACGGGCTAGGACGCTGTGCCGTAGTCCCGCTAGGAAGCTGTAAATAGTCGTTGAATTGAAGTTCAAGAGCCATAATTTACGCCACAAAAGTTGATGAGCTAGTAAACGTATGGTAAGTGTACCCACCTGAGCTTGTAACAGTCCCACCTGTTCCTCGTTGTGCGCCTGCGTACCTAATAATTACAATTCCTGAGCCGCCTGCGCCGCCGGTAATTCCATCTGTACCACCGCCGCCGCCACCCCCAGTATTTGCCGTTCCAGCAGTTGCAGTAACTGAAGGGCTATATGTAGCTCCAGAGCCACCACCGCCTGATCCACCAGAAGATACTGTAGACGTTATATATCCAGCGCCGCCACCACCGCCAGCATAAAAAGTGCCCAATGATTGCCAATTATTGCCAGCGCCACCATTACCTCCAGCCGTACTTGTTCCATTAGCGCCAACACTTCCTGCACCGCCGCCCCCACCTGCTCCATAAGCATTGGGAACTTCAACGCCAGTACCGCCACTATTTCCTTGCCCCGTAATTGCAACAGTACCAGCAGCACCTGAACCATTATATGTTGCAGCACCACCACCAGAACCACCAATTTTTCCGTTTCGTGTTCCAGTCGCAGAATCCGGCCCACTTCCACCGCCGCCGCCGCCAGCGGTAGCTATTGAACCAAACGAAGAATTGCTGCCATTTGAGCCGGGCGCACCAACCGCACCACCTGCTCCTACGGTAATTGCAAAACTTGATCCAACAGTCAAACTTAAAGATGCCGCTAAATACCCGCCAGCACCGCCACCACCACCTCGGCCTGTTGATGTTCCCGTGTTATATCCACCACCGCCACCACCTGAAACTACCAAATAATCAACTGAATAGCCTCCAGCCATAACCCAAGAAGTACCGTTGTAATACTCCATTTGAGCTGTCGTAGAGTTATAACGAGTCATTCCAGCCGCAGGCGTAGCAGGGCGTTGTGCCGTTGTACCCACGGGCATAAGCACATAATCAGTTCCGGCAACGGTCAATGGCATGATTTATCCTTAATTAAGCTGCAACCAATTCTTTCCACGATGTTGTGGCTTCGTCCCACTCATACGCTTTACCGTCTGTAGGCATCGCTACTGGAGCTTCCCACAACGCTGTGTGTGGGCTTAGTACCCATGATGCGTATGGTTGTGGTGGAACAAAAATATCAGCTTGAGCATCGTAGCTGTAGCCAATTCCTGCAAAGTTGCCACGAAGCGGTGTGCCGCCTTTTGTGTGCTGATTGCCGTGTGTGTTGTAGCTAGTCTGTACCCATTGACCGGGCGAGCTATCTACGAATGTGTCGAAGAACTCAGGTTCTGCAACGATAACCTGTGTAACTTTTCCGTCTACTACTTTTGCATAATGTGCCATTTGAATCTCCTAAAAAAATTAGATTAGGCAGTATAAGTGCCTGAAGTTGTAAAGGTATGCACCCAAGTTTGTGCAATACCAGAGCCGTATGTTGTTACAGTGCCACCTGTGCCACGTTGCGTAGAGTTCAAATAAGCAATAATTACAACACCTGAACCGCCTGCTGCGGGAGTGGCAAAACCACCACCCCTACTGCCGCCGCCGCCGCCGCCAGTGTTTGCTGTACCTGCGGTTGCTGTTCCGCTAATTGCCCCTGCTCCACCGCCACCTGAACCACCTGAACCAGCGGGAGCGCTATCTGCACCTGCACCGCCACCACCAGCGTAAGTAACGCTTGATCCAGTTATGCTGCTAGCCGCACCAGAACCACCATTTCCGCTTGTTGCGCCTGCTGCACCCGCAGCACCTGCACCGCCGCCACCGCCGCCTCTGTATGGTGAAACATAAGTAGCACCACCACCTGCATTGCCTTGACCGCTTGTGCCTGCACCGCCATTTTGAACACTAACGGTAACTCCAGCACCGCCGCCTGAACCACCTGCACCACCATCTCCAGCGCTTCCGCCCAAACCGCCACCACTAGATGTAGCAATAGTAGAAATTGCAGAATTAGAACCAACAGCAGCAGCTGCGCCACCTGCGCCAACTGTTACTGTGTAAGCAGTACCTGTAGATAAGGACGCTGTAGCGGTTAACAACCCACCTGCTCCACCGCCACCACCGTTATTAGGTGAGCCACCGCCGCCGCCACCACCTGCAACAATTAAATATGATGCAAGATAAGTTTGACTAGCCACAGCTTCCCAAGAAATTCCATTCCAAACCTCAAGCACTAAGAGCGTACTATTCCACCCCAACTGTCCGTTTACAGGGCTTGATGGTCTACCTGCTGTTGTCCATGAGGGTGGGCCAAATCCTGTACTACCGCCTACATATGCTGTCATGTTTGTTCCTTATGCTGTAAATGTGCCTGAGCTAGTGAAGGTGTGTACCCAGTAAGTAAGGCTGTTAGATGTGTAAGAAGTTACAGTGCCGCCTGTGCCTTGTTGAGTTGCGTTTTGATAGCTAACAATTGCTATACCTGAACCACCAGC